TATCTTTTTAGTTTTATTATTATCTTTTACATCTACAACCTCAATTAAATCACCTAACTGTAAAGTAGGGTCGCCCTTACATCTTACTGAAGCTTGATTATAATCTATAAGTGTTAAGTCATACAGTACGTCAAGTAGTCTAGTACGATCCATTAATGGATTATCTAAAGACATTGTACTTGCTTCTTCTCCAAATCCTACCTCTATAACATTATTAGGATAGTTAGTACAAGTTATACGAGTCATATTATACTTTGCTTCCCCATATGCAGGTTCTGCATACTTAGAAGGATTAAATGTTTTAGTAACTGTTTTTGATATTTTAACTAATTTAATATTGTTATCTCCATCAATAATGAAGTTTCCGCCCAAAAATGCAGCTATATTTGATAGTGCTTCTCCTACGCTCATACCTAAACAAACTTGTTTTGAATCTGTTTCTACCTCTTCATATTTTCCATTATTATTTCTTACAGTTGTAAACACCTTCTCTGGCCTTTGTATTTCGTCATTAGGAATATCAGTAAAGCCTTTTACACCTAAAGCCTCGCATAACTCACTCATTACTAGATGTGTTTGAGTAGGATATTCTAAATTACTTACAAATGGTTTTTCAAGTGCGACTTTATACAAGTCATCATATGCTTCTATCTTTTTGTTAAGTATAGTTTCTGATACATTAAACACATAAAATCTTCCTAGTGGTACAGGCACCCAAATTGGCATATTATTAAAGTCATATACCTTTAGCTTCACTGTCAGATTGATTTCCTGGCCTTCTTGAACTTTAACACTACTACTGACATTCATCGTTAGCTTAGCGGCCGCCAGAGCGCCTATAATATATTCTTCTCCACCACTAGCTAAATCATAGGCTATTTTTACAGAAGATATATTTTTATTATCAGCAATATCACATTCTAATTTAAACTCACGTATATCTTTTTCAATATACTCTTTGTAATATGCTCTGAATTCGTCATTCTTTATTCTATACACGGTACCCCCTCCTACTGTTCAATGAAGTTAGCAGAGAAGCTTTTATAGATTATCTTACCACCAGCTATAGTGTACACAGGAGCAGATCTATCGCCTACATAGAATGTCTTAGTAGTATAGCCGCCTGTATAAGGATCAAAATAGTTTATAGGGAAAAACACATCTTCCATTGATTGTAATAATTGACTCATCTCTGGACCTGTTAAACCATTCCACTGACAATTAAGTTTAACTTTAGTCGCTATTCTATCTCTCTGCATAGTACCATCTAGTCCTCTAAATGATTCTTCAGAGTCCATATCATATCTATCATAAGTAACAGAGGCTGGTTGCTTTACTTGATTTCCATTTATGGTCATAAAATTAACTGCCATTTTATCAACTCCTTGTCATTATTAAGGAGCCAGATGACTGGCTCCTATTGTTTTTATATATCTAATAAAGTTCTTCCTGACTCTCTTTGTAGTTTATTTATGCTATTGATAGAAGCTCTTGCGAACTCTCTACCATCAAGTTGTAATACTACGTCTCTATTTTCATTAGTACTGTTATTATTGTTATTGTTGTTATAGTTTCTAGCCATAGCATTATCTACAGCTTGACCCATAGCCTTAGCTAATTTAGTTGTGAAGCTTGTATTTTCTAGAGGTACTATCATTTCTTTACCTGATTCTCCACCCATTTGCATTGCACCATTAGCAAAGCCTAGAGGTGTTATGCCATCTATAATACCACCACGAGCATTCCAACTAAGTGTAGGATATTTAATAGCTGAGAACCAAGAGTTACCTGCTAATTCTTTCCATTCTATTTTTATCTTTGGTAGTTTTGGTAGTTTTACACTAGGGAATGACCATTTAGCACCACTAATCACTCTACCTATTTCACTTAATGCACTATTAACTTTTGATTTACTACCAGTGATTGCATCACTTATAGTTGAGCCAATGTTAGATAATCCTGATTTAACTTGGCTTACCATGTTTTTAGCACCATTAAATGCTTGAGTTTTAAGGCTATCCCATTTAGGTCCTAAAGTAGATTTAACTTCATCTAGCTTATCAGTAAATTTCTTCTTAATGTCGCTGAATGCTTTAGCTGCTTCAGAAGCCATTTCTCCACATTTCTTAACTGCTTCAGTTTTAATAGAATCCCACTTACTGCCCATACTAGACTTAGTATCTTCTAGTTTAGTTAATAATGATTCTTTAAGAGTATTGTATTTTTCTTCAGCAGTAGTTCTTAAAGCTTCTACTTTTTCAGCAGTGTCTTTTTTGATTTCTTCCCACTTGCTAGATGTTGTAGATTTTATTTGGTCTAGTTTTTTAGACATTGTTTCTTTAATAGACTCATATTTTTCTTCTGCTGTTGATCTAACTTTTTCTATACCTTCAAGAGTGCTATCCTTCACTTCGTTCCATTTGCTAATAGTTTCAGTCTTAACTTCGCCTATTTTCTTAACTAAAGATGATTTAACTTGGTCATATTTCTTCTCTGCGTCAGTTCTTATTTGTTCTAATTTCTTACCAGCGTCTTCTTTCATCTTAGTCCAACTGTCAGAAACTTTTTCAAAAGTGTTGCTTGCTCTATCTTTTACAGTTTCATAAATTTCTTTGAACTTACCTTTGACATTTTCATAAGTTTCTTTTGCTCTTTCTGATACAACTTCCTTGATATTTTTCCAGTTTTCTTTAGCAGTCTCATAAGTCTCTTTAGATTTTTCAGATACAGTTTGTTTAATTTCTTTCCACTTCTCTGATACAACTTCTTTTGTTTCTTTAAGTTTCTCATTGATAGCGTCTTTTGTTTCTTTAAACTTGTCAGAAACAGTTTTTGCTATATCTTTTGTTGCACTAAATATAGCGTCGCCTATCTTCTTAAATGCATCTGTTACTGCCTTAATAGAGTCAGTTATACCTTTTACAAGACCTTCTATTAAGTTAACTCCTAGTTCTGCAAATACAGTTGATGGTGAATGTATACCGAATAAACCTTTGAAGAAGTCTACTACGAACTCTCCTATACCTGCTAATAAACTAGGTATAGCTTTAATACACTCCCAAATACCTTGAACAAGCCCTTTGATTAATGCCCAACCTACTTCAACGAAAGCTTTGTTCATATCCATCATTAAGTCAATAATATTACCTATTAACTCACGAACTGCTGTACCAACTTTTTCTCCATCACCAGTAAAGATACCAACTATAATGTCTATAACATTACCAAATATGTTTCTAACGTCTTCTAATAAGTTACTGAAGTGTTCTTTAAGTTCATCAAATAAATCTTGGAAACCTTTAAGTATTCCATCTATAAATTCTCTGAAACCTTCACATTTGTTATAAAGAGCAACTATTGCCACTCCTATACCTACTATGGCCGCCACTGTTGCTGCGATAGGGTTTGCAGCTAGTACCCCCCATAGTGCTGTGAAAGCTCCTTTGGCAAGAGCCAGAACGCCACCTGCGCCTGAAATAGCTTGGAATGCAGTTACTATTCCTTGTATGAAGCCTACAACTTTTTGTGCTACTACGAATCCACCAATAGCTGTTACAACTCCTGATATGATAGGACTTAATGGTTCTAGTATTTCTAATAAACCTTTAAGAACTTCAGACACTAATTCTAAAGCTGTAGCACAAGTAGAAATAACAGCATGTCCTAACCAAGAATCCATAAATGTTGATATTGCATTTAAAATATCTCCACCTATAGTAAATGCTAAATCTCCTATTAGTGCTATTATGTCACCCATATTATTAACAAACTCTTGTCCACCATTATCCATGAATGTACCTAGAGCGTCTGCTAATGAGTCTACAAAGTCTCCTATAGAGTTAATAAAGTATTCAAAGCTTTCTAATGCGCCTTTTGCTATATCATTTTCTGCTGGGTCTAAATGTTTAAATAAATCTCCTACACAATCTGCTACTGTACCAGTTACTTTACCAAATGCTCCTACTATTTTAACACCTAAGTCACCAATAGCATTAACTACTTCTTGGCCTCCATTATCCATTACAGAGCCTAGTACCTCGCCTATATCTTTAGCCATACCAGAGATGCTCTCAAACGCTTCCTCCCAAGCCTTAAGCATGTTTTGGGTAAATTCGTTAGTCTTAGGGTCCAAATGCTCAAATAAGCCATTCATAGCATCAGCTATTTCTTGAACACAAGTTCCTACTAATCCTACTAAGCTATTAAATGCATCTCCAAATTTATTGAAAACATCTTGGCCACCATTAGCCATTATAGATTCAAATAACTCTGCAAATCCTAATGCCATATCTCCTATAGCTAAGAATGCTTCCTCCCAAGCCTTCATCATACCTTTAGTTATATCATTTTTAGCAGGGTCTATATAGTCAAAGAACTTACTGAATGATTCCATCATAGTTGTTATAACTCTAGCAACAGTTTCTCCTAGATTCATCATCATATCGCCAAAGGCGTTAATCATATCTTGTCCACCGTTTTCTAGAGCTGAACGAAGTAGTTCTGAGAAATCCCAAGCTGCTTGTCCTACTGCATGGAACATATCTGCTAATGCTTGTAGCATATTACGAGTGTTTTCATTAACAGCAGGGTCTAAATGGTCTATTAAGCCATCTAAAGCATCTATAGCAACTCCAAGTCCATTTACAGCCGCAGCTCCTAAGTCCATAAAGCAATCGCCTAGAGCATTAAGTACGTCTTGTCCTCCATTAGCCATTAATGACTCAAAATGGTCGCCTAATCCTAATATGAAGTCTCTAATTTTTTCTGACACTTCATTTAGTACATCTAATAGACGTTGAGTATGCATATTCTTAGATGGGTCTAAGTGATCCCAAAGTCTAGCTAATGAATCAAGTATCTCTCCACCTATTTCCATAGCCGCTTTAGCACATGCTAAGGCTATTTCTGCCATATGTTGAACAAACTCTTTACCACCATTATCCCAAACTGATTTTAAGAAGCTACCTAATGAGTCGCAGAAGTGTTTAAATGATTCAATTAAATCTGCCCATTCTGCTTTTAGGTCATCTCCTAATAAATCCCAAGCTGCTTTAAATGGTTCTAAGAACTCATCTAAGAAGGCTTTCATTTTTTCGCCGAACTTAGTGAAGATATTTTCTCCTTCTTCAAACTCTGGAGTTTCCATACTAGGAGGTGTTAATTGTCCACCTTCACCTGGAGTTATATCTGATGGATCATCCTCTTTACTTGAGTTGTTAGAAAGTATATTTATTTCATCGAAGCCCATTAATGCCCCTTTGAACTTCTCTGCCGCTTCTTCTGCTTCTTCTAAAGAATCCTTCGTATCGTCTATCGAGTCTTTTGTATCATCAATTCCTGAGTCTCCTGGTGCTGTTGTACCCATATCTATACCAGTTAAACCGCCACCTGTCATATCAAAGCCTAACATATGTCCTAAAGCTTTTAATGCATTATTAGCAGCTACTACTATTGTATTTAACCATTTAACTATAGGTTGTATTACATTTACTAATAATGTACCTAGAGTACCTAGTAAAGCTTGGAAGTTGTTCTTTAATTGTGCTATTTGTCCATGAGGTGTTTGTGCTAAGTTTTGATTAATATCCCCTATGTTATCAGCTACTACTTGAGCCAGATAAGCTGCTCTTTCTTCTTCAGTTCTTAATGCTTGGAACTTCTTAATTTCTGCTTCTGATAAATAGATACCTGATTGTTCTAATGGAGTTATAGAACCTTCTCTAATAGCTTCACCTAATTGAGTAGCTACTTCTTCAGCATCATTTTCAGTAGCATTAAAGCCGCCCCTTCTAGCTGTCATGTTAGCTATAGCAGGTATTAATGTCTCTAGAGCCTTAGCTGAGTGAACATACATTGATAGCTGTTCAGCACCTCTAGTCATTGCTGCTTCACTTACAACACCTAATTTAGCTTGTTCAGACACTAAAGCTTTTATAGCCTGATAAGTCTCTTTTGTAGCACCCATTCTTTTGTTCATTAATGATGCTAACTTAGCTTCTGATTGTGCTAACATTCCTGATTGTTGTATTGCTTGTTTACCTAAGTTGATTAATCCATATATTGAACCAAAAGATAATGCAGTTTTTAATAAGTCTTTTAGTTTAAGGCTAAGTCCATTAGTTGCCTTTTCACAGTCTTTAGCACCTTTTTTGAATATGCCTGCCAACTTACTCCACATTGACTTAAATGCACTTGTCATTTTGCTTAATGTACCTTTAAGTACATTCTTGAAGCCTTCTTTGAATCCATTCTTAATGCTCTTAGAAATGCCACCCATTATATCTTTTATCTTAGAAGCTATTTCTTTGAACTTAGCAATTACTATTCCTCTATAGTGGTCTACTACATGAGCATCAAATGGGTCTGAACCTGAAGAACCGAATATATCATCATCATCTACATATCCACCGAATGTAAAGTTTCCAGAACCAGGTCTTATGCCAGAAGTACCTCTACCACCTGAACCAGTAGGTCCTCCTGGTGTTGTACTAAAACTACCAGAGCCAGGTCTTCTTCTTGTAGTGAAGTTACCAGAACCAAGTATTGGGCCTTGTGGTGTATCTACATCAATCTTGATATTGTATTGTGCTTGTATTTTATCTAATAGTTTTAGAAGTTCAGTTATTTTTGCTACTTCATCATCTATAACTTTTATTTCTATTTCATCTTCTGTCTCACTTCTCATCTTGTCTGCTTCTTCAGCTAACTTAATAAGGTCAGTTCTTAGGTCGCTTAAATCTATATCAATGTCATCAATAGATTTTATGCTCTTTAACTTTTTAAGTAGTTCATCTAAGTCAAGATTAACTTTTAAATCATCACCTAAGTCTATACCCTTTAAGATGTCTCTAAGAGCTTCTGCATGTTCTTTGAACTCTGGAAGGTTGAATAGCCCTCTTAGGTTTTCAGCCCCCTTAGCTATTACTTGAAACTCTATAGGAATCTGAGAAGCACCCCTTGCAGCTTCCATTGCAGCTTTTAGATAAGCATTTTTAAACTCTTCAAAGTTTGCAGGAGTTATATCAACAGGTTTGTTATTCTTAGCAGCATCTAATGAAGCTTGAGCAAATGCTTTTTTGAAAGAAAGTTCCATAGCTTCAGCATTTATTTGTGCTTCTATTTCTGCTTGTATTTTAATATCTTCATCTTGTAATTCTTTGATTTTCTTCTGAACTGTTTCTATATCTTTTAATAAGCCCTTACCAAATTTCTTATCGTCTTTTGTTGCGGCAGGGTCATCTAAAGCATTTTTAATACTGTTTTGAAGTTCTTCTGCTTCTGCATAAGCTTCGTCTAAACTGAAGCCAGTTCCTGCAAATGCTTCTCTAAGTGCGTTGTTATCCATCTTAGCAAGGTCAGCATATGCCTCTTTAATTGCGAAAAGACGTTCTTCTGCTGCTTTTAGGGCTTGTATGTCTGAACCTATTATTATGTCTTTAATAGGCATTCCTAATGCTGCTTTAAGTTTATTGTAAGACTCAAGAGTTTCTTCTATACCACTTTGTAATGCTCTAGCATCATCTTCACCACTTTGAAGTTTAACATCAATAGGTATTTGTCCTGCTCTTTTTGCTGAATCAAATAGGTCTTTAATAGCACCTTCAGTTTTACCTGCTTGTTGTTGAAGGAAATGGAATAGTTCTTCTGCTGCTTTTTTAGCATTTTCTTCATCTATTTTTAATTGTATCTCTGCCTCTTCATCTTCTAATTGTTTAATACGCTTTTTAACATCTGCTAATATTGTTAGTATGTCATTAGCAAATTTTATTTCGCCTTCTGAACTCTTGAAATCTTCTTTAATCTTAGTTGCTGATTTTTCAGCTTCATCTATTTCTTTTTTAAATTCAGATAGTGATCCAAACTTAATTTTAACCTCTTCAGAGTCGATGTATTTTAAGCTATCTATTACCTTCTTAAACTCTTCCTGTGCTTCTTTAAGCTCTTTTTCCTCTATAATGTCAGCACCAGGCTCTATACCTGTCATCTCTTTGATTATACCACGAAGCATTGCCACTTCTTTAAATGAAGCAGAAGTGCCTCCAAAAGGCGTTTGTAAAGCTTGATATATCTTACTAATATCTTTTATTATTTCTTCAGAGTCATGTTCTACTTGTTTTTTATAGCCTTCTAATCCAGGACCAAACTTGTTCATGCCTAATAAGTTAGATATTGCACTTTTTAATTCTTCTACATCTCCTATAGATTTAGAGAACTTAGCACCTATTGGCATTTGAAGATAGTCAAATAAGTCTGCTATAGCTTTATTAAATGCTTGTAGCTTGTCATAAGCATCTTCTATATCTTTTCTAATACCATCAAATTGGTCATCTATAGTATTGTCAATAACCATAGGTAAACCAGAATTAGGGTCTTGGTCTTGTGGGAATTTATTTCTGAATCCCATACTATTGTCAAGTTCATTCATTGACTCTTTAAGGTTTTCAACTTTGTTATATGTTTTACCTAAAGATTCATTAACTATTCCTAAGTCGCCTTGGAATGTTTGTCCTATGACACTTCTACCAAATAATGAAGAATACATCATTTTTAAGTGATTCAGTTGTTTTTCTATTTCTTTGATTTCTGCACTTACTTTATCACCGAATTCACTAAATTCTTCTTCATCACCCATTACTATAGAAGCTTGTGGTTTATCTTGTATACTAGAATTTAATCTTTCTGTACTGCTAGTTAATCCTATACTACCACTAAGTTTTTCTATTTCACCTTTTAGTTCTTTAACTTTATTAAATGCTTTATCTAGTTCTTTATTTACTAAATCAAGGTCGTACTTAAATGTTTCTCCTATGAAGCTTCTATTAAATAATGAACTATATAGTCTGTTTAAATCACTTAGTTTATTTTTAATGATTTCAATACCAGAATCAACTTGCTTATTAAAATCATCAAATATGTCATCTGGCTCGTCATCTATTGTTATTGATAAGTAATCTTCTGGAGGACGAGGACTGTTATTCTTATCTATAGTTGGTTTAGGTGGTCTGCCTTTCTTACTAGATGTACCTGCATGTTTATTAGGTGGTGCTGGAGGATACTGTCTGCCATCCTCAGATGACTCAGGTGTATCTTGATGGAACATCTTCGCAATAGCAGGAACGTTGCCTTTCTTACATGCATCTATTAAGTCTTTATAAGATTCACTTAATATTTCTACTTGAGTTTTAAGATTAGTTGTATCTATACTTGAAGAACTTATGCTTTTTAATTCTTCGCCTATTTTATTAACTACACTAAGTGATTCTTCTAATGGTCTTACCCAACCTTGAAGTGATGATTGAGTTTCTTCTGCAACTCTAGGGTCTAATGTCCATTGTAATTCACTTAAAGTGCTTTCAAAATCTTCAGAAGCTTTATCTACTTTAATTATAGCAGCTTCTAAAATATCCCACTCTGATGTATCAAAAGATGTTTTACCTAGCACCTCTTGTAATGAAATGCCTTTTAAAGAGTCCTTAACAGTGTTAAGCATTCTTTGTGCATCAGTCAATACAGGTAATGCTGATATTTGATCTTCTTGCGGCTTCGCTTGAGCTTTTTCAGATTCAGTTATGTTATCTTTGCCTTTTGGCTTAACAGCTTCTAATTCAACAGATAATTTAGGCACTTTAATTTGTTTAATTGCATCATTTACATTAGCTTGTAATGTACGAATTGAATCTCCATCTAGTTTAAATGAAGTAACTAAATCAGGGACAGTTATATTAGATACATCTTTTACCCCGAATTGGAATACATAGTCATCTAATCTAAGTGGAACAGCAAGGTCTGGAACAGTTATTTTTGATACTATATCATCTACATTAGATTGTAATGTGCTACCATCTATTTCAAATGAAGCAGTAAAATCAGGCACAGTTACTTTTGATGCTAGATTAGTAACTTCACTTTGTAATTCGATTTGACTACTTTCTGATAACTTAACTACAGCTTCAAAATCTCTGACATCTACTTCACGTGTAATTCTATTGACATCATTTTGTAAGTTACCTTTTACTTCTATAGTAGTGTTTAATTCAGGCACAACTACGCCTTTGATAGCATCATTTACTTCATCTTGTAAGTTATGTTCTAAATCCAAAGTAGCATTTAATTCTGGCACATTTACTTCACGTATAGCTTTGTTTACATCGTTTTGTAAATGTTCATCTAATTCAATAATAGCACTTAATTCTGGAACATCTACATCATGTATAGCGTCCTCTACTTCGTCTTGTAAGTTACTCTTATCTACTTTTATAGATGCTTCTATATCTCTTGTTGTTACTTCACGTACAGCCTGATTAGCTTCGTTTTGTAGTTCATCTTTATTTAGTTTTATATTTGTTTCTAAATCAGCTTTAAGTTTAATATCTTCAGCTTTTACAGTATTTATAGCCTTTTCAACTTCATCTTTGATGTTTTCATCTAATACTATTGAAGTTTTTATATCTGATACATCTAAGCCATTAATAGCTTTATTAACTTCACTTTGTAAATCTGACTCAACTACTCTAACACTTGTTTCTATATCAGCTTTAACATTAACTTTATGTTCAGTTGCTGCTGTGCTTTTATTAGAACCAGTAGTGCGGGCCTTTTCATTAGATGCTTGTAGTTTAGAACTTAGTTTACCAAACTCTGATGATAATGCACTTTCTATACGTCTTATACTAGCCTCTAGACGTGCTGTATTAGCATTATTAACTTTTATCATTTCATTAACAGCCTTAGCTATCATAGCACCTGTGTATTGGCTAGATTGCATTATAGCTGCTGCATCTGATGTTCTTGAAGAAACATTACTACCACTTGATGAAACAGAACTATTAACTCTAACATTGGCTTTAATGTTTAATGCGGCATTAAGTTCACGTCTAATGTCATTACAAGCACTTCTAACAGTTGTTTTAGCATCATTCATTGACTTAGTTAGATTTTTATTAAACTTATTCATATCTAAATCAAAAGCCTTGTTTAATGACTTGCTTATATCCTTAGACATTGCCTCAAACTCTTTAGTGACTTCTTTACGCATCTTTTTAGCAGAAGCACTAGCTGTCTTTTCCATATCCTTAAAGCCGTCTTTAACAATCTTATTGTTATCAGCCATAAGTTTCTTAGTAGCTTTAGGGCCTATGTGTTTATTGATATCGTCTGAAGCTTTCTTTAACTGCTTATTAAGTTCTTTAAGCTCAATGCCAATCTTAATCTGCAATTCCTCAAGATTCATAAAAACACTCCTTTCTTAATTAATTATTGGGATTTTTAGGTGCGTCAAACACACTCAACCATAGTATTTCCAATGCCTCTATTGCTGTCGCAATAACGGCAGCCCTTTAACATAATGCATTATTAATATGCATATTGTTAAAGGTTAGCGGATATTCAAACAGTGCTTAAAGCTAGTCATATCAAGGGCTAGAGCAACTTAAATGTGGCCCAAAATCCCCACTTTGAATATACGCTTTATAGATAATAAAAAAGAGGCTATATGTACCATGAATCAAGTACACTAGCCTCTAATGATCATCAAGTTTTATACCATATAACTCTTCGATTTCTTTAATTTGTTGTTTAGCATTATGATGTTCAGTATATTCTATCATTCTAGCTTTCATCTTCATAGCTTCAGCCATAGCTAATTCTTCTTCACTAGGCGGCTCGAATATAGAAGGATACGCATCATATATCTCTGGAAACTTACTATCTGAGCTGAAGAGTCTTGATACAGATATGCCTATTAGGTTTGATAGTTGATAATCAAAAGACGCTTTATCTTGTCTCTCTCTAAGCAATATATTAGAATAAGCCTTCATATATCTAAGCATCTCACCATATGTGCTTTTCCAGAAGAATTCTTCGGTGATTCCAGCCTCTAAACACTTAATCAATAATTCTGAAAATCTTGCTTCAAGAGTTATGTCTTCGCTATCTACATCTTCATTGTTACCATCATCAGAACCTTCATCTTGCTCTGTATCTTCTTCATCATTATCATTACTAATAAAACCCATATCTTCAAATAACTTTAATAGTACTAAAAAGAAGGACCCAACATCTCCTACATTTTCAATGTAGTCGTCAAAGATATCATATGCATCATCAATACTGTATTTCTTATCTCCGTCCTGTAGTAATGCTGTATACAATATCATTATCAGGTCCTCCAAGTTAAAATTATAACCTTGAGTAGCTTTGTAAAGTATATTTAATGGAGATTCACCCAGTAGACGTTCTAGCTGAACTACATCTATTAATGTTAATCTCAACTTATAGATATGGTAGTCGTCTATTCTAAGTTGAGTGTAAAACATATTCTATTCGTCTTTCTTAGCATCCATTTTGATGTATCCGCTCACTGATAATACGTCTATTATAACAGGTATTAATTCTATCATAGTGTTTCCTTCTTCAACAAACTCGTCATATAAGTCATAAACTTTATCTAAATCATATCCATGATGGAATTGTTGTAATGAAGCTGCTAATATCATTAACATATCTTCTATTGAAGGTAATACACCATCTTGTGCTTCCATTAATATATTTAAAGGACTTCTTCCTAAAGCTTTTTCTAAAGCTACTACTTGTCTAGTTTTCATTTTTAATTTGAACTCGTTTGCACCGATTTTTAATTCTACATATGGTTTCATATTGTTTACCCGCTCCTTGTGTTTTAATATTTTAAATTTATACTTGTATACTAGTTTATTAGAATCGACCGCTTACCAAGGCGGTCGATCCAGTTATTAATTAATCTTATTTTCCATATACTATTTCTGATTGTAAAGCAACTGACATTATGAAAGTTATAACAGCGTTAACTCCAACACCAACTATTCTTACAGCTATATCTCCAGAGAAAGTAAATGTAGCATTGTCTGGGAATGTAACTATACATTCTTTTACTCCTTGTCCTTCCATAGCAGCTAATTGAGCATAGTTTCCATCTGCTCCTGATTCATATATGAAAGTGAACTCTAAGTCACCGAAGTCTTTAACACCATTTATATATTGTCTATATTCATCTGCTAAAGTAGTTACGTCTAATTTTTCAGGAGCTGCACCCATATCAGGTATATCAGTTAATCCTGCTATTTCTTTACCATCTACTGATAATTTAATTCCTATTGAACTATGTTTTGCCATTGTAAAATCATCCTTTCTTTTTAAGTCTCGTGGACTGATTAATTTTTAAATATTTCACCTTTATGGTTAATTACTGCTTCAAATCTTAATGTTTTACTATAATAACCCTCTGAATACATATCAGGGCTTGTATAACCTTTTCTATACCCAGTACTTCCTAATTCTTCATCTATCGTCTTTAAGATAGCAAATATATCTACTGGGTCTATAGCGTATACAGTAAAAGTGTATGCTATATTGGCATATTCATTATTTAGAACCACTGCATAATCACTGTTACTAACTTCATTGTAGACTATACAAGGAAATGTAGCTTCTTTAGGAGGACTCAAGTAATAACAATTAAAGCCTGTAGCTGTAGCTACTAGATTCACTAGCTGTTCACGTACATCTATCATTGCTATTTAACCTCCTTATTGATAAGTTCTATTAAACGTTGCTTAAAAAACTCCTCATTAGCTTTATAAGCAGGATACATATAAGGCTTAGGTATTCTACTTCTTGTACCTAACTCTACATCAGTAGCATAAGGCGCTCCTGCATAAACATATCCTTCGTATTCAAAACTCTTATCATTATATCTAGTATTAATTGAATCTCTAAGATTACCAGTAACAACAGGACATAATTCTTTAGCTTGTGCTTCTATTCTTTCGCACCCTTCTTTAACTGTTGTTTCGGCGGCTTTTTCAAGTTTATTAACTAACTCCATTAATTGCTTCTCTAACTTAGAAGTATCGCAGCTTAGTTTAATCATTCAAATTCCCTACAAAAAACTCTACATAATCATCCCATTCTATAATACTCAATACCCTATACATACTACCTCTATACTCAACGTAGGATCCATCTAAGATATGCTCATTGAGATCTGAAAAGATGCGATATTTAATATCACCATCAATACCATAATCCTCTTGGTCTAATAATTTATTTACTGGTTGAACATCTACAAGTAATGTATCAACTAATTCTAACTCACCTTTACGAGCTATACCATAGACATCTATCGTTGGCTCTGGATCAATATAAATATTAATTGTTTTATTATAAAACACTAGTATAATCTCAAGAATGGTCTAGGTAGTAATGCTTTAATAGTATCATCTATAGAATATGGAAATGAAATAGCAGAAGCATATGATATTGAACGACTTCCTTGGCTCATTGAAGATACTCCAGTTAGATGCTCTTTCTCTGCTACATATTGTCTCTTTGCTAAATGTATTATCGCACTAGGATAATTTTCTATTATGTCTTCGTTTGATAGCTTAGGATTGTTTAAATAAATATATATAGCATTGATTGAATTTTCTATGTGAAGTTGAAGTATTTCGTCATCTATATCGCCTTCAATAGATGCCAATATCTTTATGCGTTCAATTAACTCATTCATAACTTATATCCTATGCTTTTTTAATTTTAACTAATTTAGTAGCATCAGTTAATGCACATAAGTTTACTTTTCTTAAATAAACATCGTTTCTTCTTATATTAGCTTGTCTTTCTTGTTCAACTTCAGATTCTTTTTTAACGAATAAAGTAACAGCTTCTTTAGTTAATAAGTAAGCAACACCTTCTGGAACCATTCTAGAATGAACAACAGGTATATCACATATAGTTCCTACTTGTCCAGAGAATAACATTTCACCTTGGTTAGCTCTCTTGAAGTCTTCGTCATGTCTTATTTCAGCTTTTAAATCAGTACCTAATAATAATACTAAACCATTTTCGTTTTCTACAGTAACTCCACCTATAGTATTTTGTACTTGCATTAAAGCTATAGCATCAACGATATCATCATAACATAAAGCTTCACCAGCTATATTTATTTCTATAGTAGCTTTTTCTAATTCAGCGAAGAATTGGTTGTTCATATCATTTACCATAGTAGTAGCAGCACCTTTTAATCCTACTTCTACAACCATTGGGTCTTTCATAGCTTGTTCATCGAAGTAAGCGAAGTTTTGTTGAGCAAGTGCAACTTCATATTCTTCTTCTACGAAAGTAACTTTACCAGATACAGTGTTACCTTCACCCATAGCTAATCTTTCAACTTGTCCTTCATAGTCATATCTGTGTATTATTTTTTTCATACCAGCATTAGCAACTAATGAGTTATCAATAGTCATTAAGTTTCTAACAGCCAGCATAGTTTCTAACATATCTTCAACTTTGTTTTCTAAAACATAGTTGTCATATAAAACATGATTTTTTGGCATGTTTATCTATCTCCTTTACTAGAATTATTTTTTGGTCAACTCCTTATATCTATCAGGGTTTTCCTTAGCCATTTTTTGTTGTTCTGCTAGAGATAGTTTCATAAATGCCGCTCTATCTAATCCATCAGAGGATGTTTGTTTAGTTTTAGGCGGACGTCCTTTCATTTTATTAGAAACACCTTTTTCGACTGACTGATTATATAATTGGGCAAATGCATCTATAGCAGCTTTTGTAGCTTCAGCATCTTCTTTAACTAGCATATCAGCAAACTCTACAGGCACGTTCTTAGCACTTAACTCTTTTTGAGTTTGAACCAGTAGCTTTTCTTTATCAAATGCAGCTTTTTCTTCTTCAAATTGTTGCTGCTTAATTCTAAATTCTTCTCTGGCTCTTTCTTCTGCCGACATCTCTGCTAGTCTTTTAGCCTGGTCAACTTCGTTTTTCCACTTATTCTTCTCCTTATTTAAGCGTTTCTCAACGATGTTGTTGACTTCTTCTTGTGTAAATAACTTCTCCTGTTGTTTCTGAGGCTCTGCAGGCACCTCTTCGTGTACGTCTACACTTGTATCTACAGGTTCATTATTATTAAAATCTTGTGGCATGTGGCATCTCTCCTATTCTTTATAGTCTCTAGTAGACTTTTTATTTCGCTCCGAGTTCCTCTTTAATGCCTAGAATCAAGTAAAAAAGGCAGTAGGGATAAGTGTGTATCCCTACCTATTCTTTTTGAAATCATCAATAGTAATAGCCGTAGCTACCACTATGAGCCATATCCATATCAGTCCTACTAAAATAGTAGGTATTATTATTAAAGGTGTAGGTAAGAAAACCCACCCTAAACCGTTCATTATATTAAGAGTAAGTAATAACAAGCTAATCTGATAAAAAGCATTTACCATTATTCTTCCTCCTCGTCATTTACAACATCTTCATTTATTTCTTCGTTTTCAAGCATTGGAGCCATATTAGCGGCCTTTTCTTCTTCAAGTCTTTGTCTTTCAAGTTCTGGGTCTATTATATTTTGTAATAAGTCTATTGCAGTTTCTTTAGATATGATGTTAGTTAATCTATTTACCATATCAACTGTTTCTACTAAGTTATCTATAGTATTTCTAGTAAACTTGATAGCTATGTCTTTAACTATGTCTATATGTTCACTAGCTGTTATATTTAATATGTTAGATATTAGTTCTATTCTTCTTAAAAGACCCTTCTTGAATAGGGCTTCCTTAGCGGCAGTTTTATAGTTTAATCCAGCCAGTTTATACTGCATAGCGACTCCTGAAGCATTAGAGGCGAAGTTTTCGTCACTCATGTTTGGTACGAAGCTAAACTTGTGTATATCATTATCTAATCTATTCTTATAGTTTTCAGTAGCTGAATCATTTATATCTTTAGTAACAAATCTTATACCACCATCAGCATCAGGGAAGTTAAATACTCTTAATTCTTTAAGCTGTTGTGCTTGTTCTGGATCCAGATTAGCACCTTTAACTTCTAGGTAACAGTCAGTAAAAGCTTCAAAGTCATTAGCTGTATCTGATTGTGCTTGGTCGTATGCGTTTATAAGGTCTATAACAGGCTCAAAGTCCCCCATCTTGCTATCATTGTTATCATAGACTATGAATGGCACGTCATTAAATGGATGATATTCTATTTCAGGCTCAGAACTAACTGAATAACCACTGTACTCATATCTCTCAACTCTATCATTGTAATAAACTTCTACATAAGTTGTTAATCTATCTTCAACTAAATCTTCTTCATCCCAATGTCTTATAATTGTATGAATATCACCTATTACGTCTGGTTGTCTTATTACTATTATTTCAGTAATGTCTACAGGTGCAAATCGCACATTGCTATTTTCATCCATAAATAACATCTCTACAGCTTGACCAAAGATTGAACAGTCTGTAGCTATCCTCATATTAACTGCTGATTCATCATTATACTTGTATATGTCATCAAATATTGGACCGTATTCTTCAGGGAAGGAATATCCTATAGGGCGCCCCATAAAGTATCCTACTGAAGCAGTAACTATATAATTAGCATAACTGTGGGCTATCTTATTATTAGGTACAGTATCATCTTCTTTAGTTCTATTTCTAATAGCATTTTTAGTTTCATACATGCATAACAAATCTCTATAATGTGCTATCTCTGCTCTATGAATATCTATTAGCTTCTGAATCTCAAATATATTTAAGTCTTTTTGAGTTCTTTTTATATCTAACATAACTTGCTCCTTTCTTATATTTAGATCTAGGAAATTTTTCCGAGATCTCTTATAAGTTATAAAAACTCTTATCCGTAATGAATATATCTCTACGTTTGATACGCTCCATACCATAGCGAAGGGCATCTAGTAGGTGATTATAATCATCTATAGGTTTATTTATCATTGCTCCGTCCTTAGTATCCCAAATGTAATTAGATAGTTCTAATAAAGTATTCTCACACTTAGGATGCACTATTAGCTTATAATCTTGAATCAATTGAATACCATTTAATATGGAATCCTTACCTTTAGCCGCAGCTTTTATCCTTGGTATACCCGCTCGTTTTATCTCCTCTATACTCTTAGGTTCTGCTGAATCTGCAATGATTTGCTCTTTAGCATAACCTTTATACTTAATCATCTTAGCTATATCACTATTAGTCATAGCCTTTTCATAATGTTCATCGTATATATACAATTCTTTAGCCTTTTCATCTACTATTCCACATATGAAAGCAGTCGGGTCGTTTGTATCCTTTATACCCTCGGTTTCCCGATATTTATTAGGGGAGTAGACTATCTCTTCAACTAAAAAAGACCTGTAATATTAACAAGTCTTTTAGTCGTGTGGCACTTCCCATGAAGGAATTTCACCTTCACAGTACGAGCATATGCTCTAGTCGTTACACCTTCCTTGCATAAGCAAGGCTTGGCACGGTATTGCCATATGTGATATTTTTAATCGACGTATTTCCATCTGAATCCGCCTGTTTTATTTCTTTTACCTTTACAAACTCTACTGATATGGGTATCTTTTAAACCATAATATTCTGCTGCTTCTTTAACCGAATCAAATATTTCACCAGTATCTACATTTTGAACTTGTCTTTTATAGTGAGATGCTTTCAGATTTTGTTTTTGTTCATCTGTAACAACTCTATTAGTCCATGCTTCTTTCATTTTTGTTCTCGTTTCTTCAGTATGATGTTTACCATAGAAATGATTTTCTGCTCCTGTATATTTGCCTTTTTTATTCTGACTCATCTTTTGTTTAGATTTTTCAGAATGATGATAACCAAATGTGTTTCCACCACCATCACATTGATTATATCCATTTGGAGTTATACAATCATATTCTTTGATATACTTAAATTCAAGTTCATTTAGTTCTTCGATTGTTTTAGCAGCATCTATTTGTTCAACAGTAAAGTTTTCAATACCATATTTGTTTAATGCTTTGCTAATAAGAGACTTCTTACTTCTTTTATGTTCTGCAAAGCGTTCT